TGGTAAGCTCCTTTATTCCAGGGCACAAAATTGGAAGCATTCCCTGAAATAGATGTTGACTCAGCTAAAGAAAGAGGAGCTACTTTCAATGACGTAATTACTGGCATGTACACCATAGCTCTATTAACATCGGGTTCTAATCGGCGAACTATGTACGAACCTCTCCACATTCTGTAAGCATTACGAAAATAACGCATGTATGAGAGATTATTAAGGAGCGGTGGTTTATTTCCTTTAGTTACATAGTGTGGGGATATGAAAAAAGCATTCCCCGCAGCAGCGGTAGTAGCATGGGTAATCATACCAGGACGGGCAATCATATCTTCTACTTTAGTTAATTCCTCCCCAAAGCATATACCATCAACATACTTTGCTTTATATGGTACAAGTCCCTCGGGTTTAGAATCATCGACTTGGCCATGAAATGAGACACTGACATCAGTAACCGTGTCCACTGGAAAGGGAATAAAGCGTGAAGAGATGAGACGAGTGTCTGGAGCACCAAATTGCATGTCAATACCACAAACATAGATATTGTAGTGTATAGGCTGTATAGTACTGTTAGATGACGTAAGGGGAGTAATCATTGACAATGAAATGTTTCCAACTCGTGGAATAGACTGTTCTTGAATAGAAAATACGGGTAAATATGGCCAATCTGAAAGAAAAGGTACATCGAATTCATGAATAGCCGAACCCTTAATGTCTATAACACGATTAATCATGCTAGATAAACGCGAATTTGCGCCCGTAGATGTCAAGTGATCATTGGGGTTCCAAGTTATTCGCAATCTACCTGAGTGGAAATCACTGGCACAAATATGAATCTTGTAACGTAAAGTGCCGCGCCAATACGAGAAAGCTGATGCTACGAAAGATAGCGGTGTATGAATTAAAGCTACACTTTCACGTCCCCCAGGAGTACCTATATTGTAACGGGAAATCGAAATAGCAAGTGGTGAAACTGGAAAAGTTAAAAAGTTATTACCGGTATTTGCATCTATAGTCTCATTGCGAAACATAAGACCATATTGC